TCATATCCGTATTTTTATTTGAGGTTAAATAATGTTCTTGGAACAATCCCAACTCATCGAAACCTTCAGGGTCAACATAGAATGTTTGTCCTTGACAACAATTTGTTGATTTGTGCCATTGTAACCAAGGTATTGTGAATCTGAAATTTCTCGCCATACCAACTGTATTGGTTTCATTCAAAGGATCGTATGGTTGTAGTGCGAATTTCTCACCATAAACAAAATCAATAGTATTATTAGTATAATGGACAATAGCAATTGCTTTTTGGTCTTTACCCGGTACAATGATTTTATCACCAAGAGAGTTATAATAATAAACAGAATCACTATCCGTTTGACCGTTACTATTACTGTAACCAAAAAATTCCTTACTACCCAAATAATTAACAGATCCGAAATTGGTATAGTCCTTATAAACAGAACTATTTAAACCTGCCGGTGATTCTGACCAAGGAATATTCATATTCCATATATTAACATTAAATAAGTCAATGTCACATACAGATTCAAAGTTTAAAACATCTTGATTCCAATGTGGCTCTGGTGTCCCACTATCGTAGAAATTGGTCATGCCTGATGGGTATACCAAGACCCTCGCTTCTCCTCCTATTGATAATGTCGTATAGTTAGGAATATTTCTATCCACAGTGATTATATCACCATTAACTTCTGTAATTCTATATGTTAAAATAGGCGTACAACTTTGAAATGACATAAGGCAAGATCTGTCACTAGGTGGTACTGGTGGGCATGGATTGTATGGTGAATAAACTGTCGTACAAGGGGATGAAACCGAAGTATAAGTACAATTACAATTAGTTAATCCTAACCCATCATAATAAATTGTAACAAAATCTCCCGCTGAAAATGAATATGTTGTTGCGGTATTACAAATACTCGGAAATAATTCCATAGTATTTTCGTTGAAACCCAAATCAATCATATTAACATAATAGTTACCCGTCTTTACATATTCACTACCCGTTCTCGCATACCAATTAGTAGGTAGTGTGGTTGTGTCAGCACTGAAAAATCCTCTCATAGGTGCAACATTATAGACATTTGAAACTATGGAATCCATAAATGGTATTCCGTATGTTGCTCCCGATACGGTATCAACATAATATGGGTACTTTACATTTTGAAAGTTGGCTTGGGGTACAGGCGCTCCATTTTGTGAATTAAAAGCGGGTTCTAACACAACACTATTTGTTTGATTAAAACCGCTTATTGCGTTGTATGAAACCTCACTATCCCCAACTTGGAAATAAGTTATGTTAAAATTACCTTGTGATATTTTTTGTCTACCAATATCGGTAATTCTTGTATTAACTAAACCTGATGTATTTTTTAATATATAAGCCATTTTCTATAAATACTTTATTAGTTGTTTTTTATCGAGTAGGGATGTTCATAACATTACTTTGTGGTGATCCTGTGACATTACAACAACTACATCCCTCAATTTTTGATGTAGTTATATATACTTTATCGGTTGATTTAACGTAACAAGACGAAGGATTCTTAATTATTGAAGTTATAACCGTTCCTGATATCACGTCAGTACCTGATATTGTAATACTATTATATGTTAAAGTGGTCGCGGTTGAGTATTCTTGAGTGTTTGGTAGACATGTTGAAACTCCTGTAGTTATGATTTGTGTTGATGATGCGGTTGTTGGTGTTATACTCACAGGAACTCCATTTTTATGTACTTGAACAGTATTGGTTTTACTTCCAAACGCCGGATTGGTCGCCACCATAAAATTATTATATTCGGATAAATTAAATGTTATTATTGTACCGGACGGTAAGTTTGATATAATATTATTACTTATATCTCTAACGACAACTTTAAATGTTAATTTATACTGAGTTAACCCTAATTGTATTATTGTAGAATCTATCGTTAAATTATATGAATTTGTTGATGGTCCGTTTGGAACAACTGCGGTCTGTTGTAATACTGTTGACACTCCATCTTGTACCCAAATACTATAAGTACCCGCCGGTAAATTATTAAACATTGGTGATTGTTGTGTTGTAATACCTCCATCTTTTGAATATATTACGGGTGGTTGAGCGTTAACGGGATTTATTATTAAAGATCCCGTAGAGGTGTTAACACAATTAGGAGCGCTAATAGTGGGTGAAATTAAACTCATTACAGGTGAAGTACAAGCCCCCACATATGTGGTGGCATTACCCGGTGGTCCGTATAAATCCCAACTACCTATTGGTGGAATACTTGCGTTAGTGTCTATTATCATTGTTTGTTGATTTATATCAACAAACCAATAAGCTTGTGATAATCCTCCCCATCTCATAACGAGAGATCCAGAACTCCAAGTTGGTTTACCATTTACAATATTACCCGTTGGTATGAATGTATATAATGTAGTATTTCCTTCAGAGTTAGTATATTGTAAACATAGATTAGGATACACAACAGGTATTGGTGTCGGTGTTGGTGTGGGAGTTGGTGATGGTGTTGGACTAGGAACAAGTAAAGAACAGGTTGTCGTTGCCGTATAATCAGGACCTCCGTTTGGCCAATTGTAGTCGGTTACTGTTACAGTATACACTCCATTGGAAGTAGCGTTAAGTAAAGTAGCCCCTAAAGTTCCTGTACTCCAAAGAATTTTGTAAGGTGGCGTTCCACCCGATACCAACATAGTAATACTATTATTTGATAGATTTGGACTACAAGTAATAGTCATTGGTGTTATTGTAACAATATCACACTGATTAACCCCTGTAACTCTATTACAAACATAAGATGCGGTACATACACCACAATTAGCATAAGAGCCCTGTAAAGTGGTTCCTATTGATGAATATGTGGGTGAATTAGGATATAATGAACTAAAACTAATAACAGTACAACAACCACTGAAATAATTTGGTACTACCACATACCATACTTGACCAAGAATTAATGGTGATGCGTAGTCGGTTAGTGTAAATGTAAAACTGGAATCACAACAGGATTTGAAATAATATGTCATTTAATAATAATTCTTACAAACTAAATAATAATTGGTTATTTTTAGTTATAAATATCTTAATTAATGTTTTGTGGTATTAATAAGTATTAGAGTATTTATATTATATGAAATTATTAAGAACTATAGAAAAGATGGTTACTGAAGCGGAGAGAGCTTATGAAGAAGCATGCGAGAGAGGCGCTAAACCACAGGTGTTGGATAAATTAGAAAAAAACTATTTGGACTCACTTAAACTGATGTCTTTATACGAGAGTGTTGAGAAAAATCAACAAGGGAAGACACCCTGACAATCATTACAATCTCTCATTGGTGGGTATGGGAATATATTAGAGGTTTCTCTATTTGTCGTGTTGTCCCAATCAACACTCGTGTATGTCTCACTTGGTAATGAGTAATTAGCCACCACTGTGGTACATCCTGTATATCCTGTGCCACTACCCAAAGATGATCCCGACATATTAATATACCAACTTGTATTAGGTGTAAATGTGTCTTGAAACACACCATCCAGAGTGAATGTGTAGTCATAACAACAAGCACTAAAATAGGTTGGTGCTACCACATTATAACACCCTTGACAAGTTGTAAAAACAGATCCACTATAAGTTATAGGTAACGCAACGTCATTTGTGAATTGATATCCAGAATATACCCAACACTGACTATAATCATCTAATGAAACAATGTCACCAAAATTAAGATTTGGATTATCTTCCGTATAGATACAATTAGACAAATCACTACAATTACAGAAGGTAAAATATACATTTGGTAGATATGTACAAGTAACTAATTGAAATTTTTCACAGGGGACTATGGTCTCAATAATTTTAAGACCCACTGATGGGGCGTCAATAAATAATGGTGGTAGTGGTATTACATCAATTGGGGGTACATTATTGGTTATAGTATCAATATATTGACATTGATTACCATAAACATCACAAATATATATTTCATATGGTGGTGTAAGACCCGTTATTGATGATATGATAATACTCCTCATAACTTATTTAACAAGATACACAATTTATATCATACAATATGGACACTTGTACAGTAACGTTTTGGTTTGATAATGTGTCTGTAGTTTCTTCACAACTTGTATTAACCGTAATTGTATTATTTTCACTATCAACAATAACCTCACCAATACCTGTTACACTACTTAGTAATGAGTCAACAGTATTGTACCAACTAGTATTTGCCGGTACATCATTTAAAGTTGTTGCGGTATAGAATGATTGAGTAAAAGCACTTCCGGCAACTGTTGCCACCGCAGAGAATGTTGCTGAACTTAATAAACAATCAACACACCCACTAGTTAGATCCAAGTACCCCTCAAGTAACATTTTACCTAAAGTTCTTTCTGTAATATTACCACTTGATATCGTACTTTCACAAATATTATATTCACTAAGGTTTGATAATACAAATACCCCGGTTAATGTTACCGATTTAGTTATCGCACATCCATCGTTGTCTTGTACCGTTAAAGTGTATGTACCTGCGGATAGATTGTTAATTGACGTACCTGTTTGACCATTGACATTTGATGACCATGTTAGGGTAAATGGGGGTATTCCTTGATATATGTTAGCAAATATCTCCCCATTGGATCCGTTAGTGGAGCTTGTCGGTATTAACATAAAATTTATTTGTTCACTATCATCTATTGAGAAATAATTAATCTCTCTACACCCAAAAAAATCCTCTACCATTACTTGATAATACCCTGACGATAGATTATTAAAAGTACATGAACTCGATGGGATTTGAGGTGATGGTGGAACATAACTTCCATTACCCCCTTGAATTGAGTATATGAATGGTGAAGTTCCTCCGGTTGTTTTGAATATTTCAACTACCCCGTTATTACCACCACAAGTAGTTCCTGTTACTTGTGTTGTGATATTATATAGTGATGTTGCCGAGATTATAACGGTACCACTATAAGTACAAATATTGTCTGTTATTTTTAGTGTATACGTATCGGGAAATAAACCATTAAACGACGTACTTAAAGACGTTGTTTGAACCGATACATCACCATTAGTATTTGTAAGAGAATAGTTATAATCAGAATTCGCATTACCATTTAATATAATTGTTATACTACCATTGTTGTTACCACAAACACTATTAATTCTATCAATTGATCTTACGGCAAAACTATTTGGTTGGGCTAATATTACTTGAGTTGGACTAACACACAGGGATGAGTCGGTTACAATTATATCGTATATACCCCCATATAAACCAGAAAAGGTATATGTTTGGTTATAAGATATATCAATATAATTTATTGATGGTATATAATACCTATATGGTGGAGTTCCATTAATTACCGTTATCTGTATTGATCCGTTGGGGTCAAAGCAAGTCGGTGGTGTTGGTACCACTTCCTGTATTGTAACAGGGGGTACTTCACTTATTTGAGCACTCTGAGTATATGTACAACCTTGAGCGTCTGTCACTGTAACATTATACACGCCGGCGGTTAGTCCCGTTATTGATGTACCCGTTAATGACTGACCATTAATTAATAATGATGGCGTTGGTGATGACCATAAATAAGTATATGGTGATACACCCGTTAAACCTGTTATCAATATTTTACCGACCCCTTTTGAAACATCTCCACAATTTGAACTATTAACCGGATATAATCCGTAATTTAATTGAGTTGATTCCTGTATTATACAATTCTCGCTTCTTCCAGTACATCCACCGCCATCATCAGCAATCACATAATAAATACCATATGGTAAACTATCGAAAACTAACGAACCGGAGTCTACGGATACTAATCTTATTAAATCAGGATCCGATGGTTCGTTTGGTGGTGTAAGAACCGGAGTTACTCTATTGTTGTTGTTTTCTAAATATAATTTATATGTAACAGTACCATTAACATTGGCAACCTCAGCAGTTAAGGATCCATTTTCTAAACCGCAAGTCGTTGCGCTTACGCTAGTAATTGACGCACAACTGGATGCGGAAGAAACATATATATTAAGTGTTGTTCTATTGTTTTGTGTGGTGGCACTAGGTCCTCCACACGAATCATTTATTTCTAAAACATATAAACCGGCAGGTAAGTCACTATATGTTCTTGGTCCACTTAAGATACCTGTTTCAACTGTTTCTGAACCACCAGGTCTCCAAGGGTTAGGTAAAAACCAAGTAATACTAATCGGTTCTGACGATGCGGACAAATTAAGGGTAAATGACCCCGATCCATTATTTTGACAGTCACCAATTACACTAAAACTACTAAAATTAAAATCGCAAGCCATTTTATAAACAAGTTATATTGAAATTTATACCCACATTTATTTTAAAATCTGAGTTTAGGTTATTACCATCACAAGTTAGTGTGTATATAGTTACCACATCATCCGCTATGTAATAATCTAACCCATAATTAATAAGTAAATCCAATTGTGATTCAAGCGCCACTAACCACTGAGTAGATGATGGATAACTAACGCCAGCACCTAAAGTTAAACCACGACCATTAGTAAAGAATGGATAACTTATTATCTCAGACCCACCTAACGATATTTTAACATACCACTCGGACGATAATGTGTTAAAATTACAAGTATTTCCATTAGTATAATTTGAAACTAATTGGCTTAAAACTGAACCGAAAGTAGTTATATTAGGATTACTAGTCCAAGGATACACATCACAAGTTGTTGATGCTTGTGGACAATCAATTGTTAATATTGGACCGATAAGAGTACAAGGATTACAAGGAACAGGTACAATTTGACAACCTCTTTGTCTTCTCCATACAAATTTTTGACGATGAAAAGCTGAATTCTCGTATCTAACACCTGTATTCCAAATAGTGGTCGCTGGCACCATTTGTTCAACCAATCTTATCCAATAATCACCCAACCCACCTATATAATCAATCATTTTTTGATATGTATAGTCGGTATTTGGGGCGTTATTACCTTCACCTGATTTCAAATACTTCCAATAAATGTATTCTAATGTTGGATAACCTCCGGTCTTACCGTTGGTTACATATTGCCTATCCCTAACATTAATCATATTTTGCCAAAAGGTTTGAGCAAATTCAAAGAATGTTTTTTGAGATGGATTTGGGTCAATTAAAGTACTATCTAATATTGTTGGATTAAGGTATGTTGGGCAATAACAATTACCGCTAATAGTTAATCCTGATGCAGGGATTGGGTAATCATAATTACTTGATGTATACCATACATCATAAACTAAGGCTTGTCCGGGATTTAAGAAAAGGTCAACATTTTTTACATTAAGTACTAGTTTTTCATCATCAACAAAGTAAAATGAATTATTACCATCTGAATTTCTTCTTAGTCCTGTTTCTAAAGTTGACCAACTTTTCTTGTTATCTATTGTTTTAGTTAAAGTAAAACCTAAGTCCGTATATGGGAAATCTCTAAATCTATCTAAATAAACTTGACCATATGTAAATGGTGCTAATTTGGTTTGATAATTAGGATTCTGACCTGTGAAAGTAGTGTTAACAGAATCAAATACCTCATTAGATCTATGTGAAGGCGTACTTTCAAACCATCCCGCGCCTATTTGGAAATAAAAACTATCTGTGTCTTCGGGGGCTCTAGGATATCCATTAATATCTATTGGAAACTCTTCCAAGGTTATATCAGCATCTTGTACTATTGTCTCTGTAGTGAATCCTGTAAATACTCGTCCGTGGACTTTGAATGTATTATTAGGTTCTAGTACGGGTAGTTCTTTTGAATATGTCCCACCTGATATCTGAGCAAATTCTTGATTGAATTGCGACATATTAATCTTTTGGTCGGCAACATAGATATACTCATTAAAATCAACCAATGCGTCAGGCGCTCCAATTAATCTCATTAATCCCTCAATTGATTTTCTTGTCCCTTTTGATTTAAAAAGGTATGCGGAATTCAGAATCAAATTTCTATAAAATTGATAATTTAACTCATCAGGAGTATAACCCCTACCAACACCAGGAAATTCACTAAATTCTTCACCACCAAAAACAGAATTTAAAAAATCTTCGTTAGTGATTGGTGATATGTTTTTTGACCAACCTAATGTTTGGGCTAAGTTCTTTAATAGTTGTGATGGTATATCATTACTCACATTATAATTAACAGAATTCATAAAAGCCAAAGCATCTATGAATTTTTTTACTTGATCAAAACTTCTACCATATAACTCTAAAACTTTACTTATTTTCTGATCATATGTATCGAAATCTTTAAACGCACCTGTGGTTAAAAATCTATTAATTAAGTTTGTTTTAAATGAATTAAAATTTTCAGCAATAATACTTACATTCACCACATAATCTTGAAAAACAGGGGTTCTTATATCTAAATTCCAAACACCGTCCAAAGGCCATGTTACCGATTGAGTACTAACATAGTATTTCCCATTATTATCCTCCTCAACGACTTGAAAATCAGCGGTATAAATTGGTGTTACCAATCTATTTAGTAAAAATCTCTCAATTTCATCAAAATCCTGCCCGAAAACCATTTCAGTTGTTTCGTAATTAGGTCTTATGATAAAATTATCGTAAGTTGTGGTTACACCAGTAAAAGGATTACCTCTAACAAACATTTTTAATGTCCCTGAAGATAGATTATCTGTTGGGGTCATCGAGATTAATTTGTAACTACCTCCACTAATATATAAACTATATTTTGTGTAGGTAGTTGTCATATCCCTTAGTGGTGATAATTCAATCTCACTAACACTTATGTTTCTCGGAGCGTTTATTGTAAAATCAATATCAAAAGGATTTCTTATCCTCGCAAGGTCAATTTCCAAATAACTTATATCGTTGATAACATCGTATTGTATATTTGTTGCAGTTGCTCCTGTTGTATAGTTTGGGGATTTAAAAGTCACCTCCAACGCCGCAGGGAAAAAATTAATTATCTTGGTAATTGATACCGATAATCTTTTAGTTAATGACCCATATTGTGAAAAATTGGAGACCTGACTTAAATCAAAATTAGGATATACCTTAAAGTTTTTCTCAATTATTGATCTTGACTCCTCTATGGATCGAACCCCAAGACTATCTAACGTTATTGGGTCAGAAAAAGAACCTATAACAAAATCCCTATTAGATTTTTCAGTAATCCCTACCGTAAACTCAAAATTACCTTGTGTCAATCCACCCCCATCAACTAATTGGAAACCAACTAAATTGTCAGAAAAAGTATTATCTGCGGTTGCTTTTTGCGGTGGACACGTATATTTTTTAGCCATTATTGAGTAATATTTACGAAGTTTTTACTGTAATCTATATTAGTTCCTCTATCTTGTCTAACTTCATATAATAACTCATTAAACTCATCTCTAACTTCATAAAGATTGTACTGTTTGTAAATATTGTTATCACTGTCGTATATCGTGTAGATACCATCATCCATAGATTTGGTTTGATTACCGTATAGAGCAATAGCAAGAGTTGATATATCGTGTTCTACTATCTCAACCTCAATACTAATAGGGTTGAAGTATGTGTTACTTATAGTTACATTTTGATTTGGCTGACCGATGAATGGGGTTGCGTTTGGTTTGTTTGTTGGTGACGAAGATGGTGATACCGTACAAAATAATAAGTTCGTAGCCCCATCAACATATCTATATCTAATTGACTTTTGTGATGAATTTGTTTGATTTTCCGTAACAGGCTCACAATAAAATGAAGATGTTATAATTCTAAAAAAGTTGGGTATTTTACTTCCGTCAGGGTTTAAATATTCTATTCTGAATCCAACTAATCCTTGAGCAACAAATTTGTTTCTGTATTGAGATGGTACTTGTTCTAAATTAAAAATTAGTCCTTTAACGTTCGGTATTGCGGATAACACACCACAATCATTAATTGTTGTTCTAATTTGTGCAGGTCTAATATATAGGTTGTAAATACCCAAAGCATTAAATTGGTCGGCAGGTAATTTTAGGTTATATAAACCACCTAGTATCTCAACATCGGCATTACCACCCGTATCTCCATTATTGAAGTATGGTTTTAGTACGTCTTGAGCATTTAATGTTGTAAGCGTAAAATTATCGGTATTATCCCTGCTTGGGGTGTAATTTAATATTATCTCAACGTCTTCGGGGGAAACATCCGCCGGTCTTATAGTTCCATATGATCCAGTTGCCATCTTTACTAATTAAATTATTATTTTTTTAACCATATTTATAAATACTTAATGTTAGGTTTTATTGACATTAAAAAATTTATAACCATACGATACTAACCCCCCAATTGTTGATACTTCCCCTATTCTATGTATGCTCTCAAGTGCGGAGTTTTTACCTCTCTCAATATATACATTGGAGAAGACCTGTACCTGATCAATCACATTTAATAATGCTTCATCTTTAGTCAATCCCGATGAAACTAACCAATCTTGAGTTAATCCTGATGACTCAACAACATATATTGTCGATCCATCATCATAGTCATAATAGTCAACACCATTAATAACATAGGCCTCCGACATATTATCCGGAGTTCTACCTTTATAGACACCAACAGTGTTACTTGTCCCCGTTATTTGTTGATTAAGTTTAAACGACTTTCCGTCTTTCGTAACATCACCTTTATATTGTGATAAGTCACCCAAGGTTGATTTTGTATAACCCGTAATATAGAAAGGAACTGTGGTATAGTTTGAACTAATATGGTCTAATAGATTGGTGTTTGAATCCCCTGAAAAAATGTAATCATACATTATTGGAGTTCCTGACCAATCACCCCCTTGTGGAATGAAATAAGCAGTTCCATTAGGATTAAATATTGGTACATTTGTAAAAGGTACTTGGACTTGTTTTTCAATTACCGTCACCCCAAATTGGGTATACCCTGATAGTGTTATAATATATTGAGCGCTTCCTGATGGGTATGTATGTGATGTATAATTAGGTGCGACCGAGGTTAAAGTTTGTACAGGTGTATTATCACCCCAATCTATCATAAAAGTCGCACTTTTTAGAAATTTCTTATACTGAACATCCGACGTATTATAAACATAATATGTTGATGAATTGACCCCCGTAACTGCCGAGAATAAAAAGTTAGTAATAACATCTTTTTGTAAGATAGCCCCATCAAAAACGGAATAATAACCAATGTCTGTAATATTTTGAGTGAATAGAATAGGTATGGTCAGTCCCGTCATTAGAGAAGTTCCACTTGTACCGCCAGTAACAACCGCAGACATTTGTAGTTGTACTCTTGTCGATGCGGTGGTAAAATAAAAGTTCTCAGTATAACTCGTAAAGTCACAACAAGTCAAATCCAAACTAAGGGTTACTCCCGTAGATGCGGTATAGACCATTGTAACAATATCACTAGTTATTACTTCAGGTGAAATCTTAATATAGTATCTTTGATCTTCCATTATTTAGGGTTAACGTATTCATACCAATTTATGGGGTTAGATTCATTACCAACTCTCAAATCAGATCCGGTTACGTAATCAAATATTTGATATGTGTAATCAGAATAATCCAATTTTACCTTATAATAAAAATACTTTTCACCATTAAAACCGAACTTATCTCCCGATAACTCCGGTGATAGTTGACTTCTATTTATCATTTTTACAAAATTACCGGTACTTCCATTAAAGAATTTAGCGGACATATAAAATGTGTCAATATTTAAAAACTCTCTACTTTTTAACCAATAAAAAAAGTAACCTTCTTTTTGTGTCCCAACAAAATCTAATTTAAATTTTGGTATACTAATATTAACATCAGGTAGGTAAACCGATATTGACTTTAACACGTCCGAAGATTGATTAGCAAATAGAATTACCGTAAAGTAATTTTTTTGAGTTTTACCGTCTTTAGTATCGTAAAAATCCAATTTAAAGAATGACTTTTGGAATGGTTTTGTTGTGTAGTATATATCTTTATCCGAAAATCCTTCACTATTATAAGTTAATTCCCATGAGTTTGAATTTGCTACGTTAATGTTTGCGGGGATTCCATTATAAAAATAGAAATTGTAATTAACTGAAGTTTCATAAGAATCGCCAGGATATTGTTTATTTTCAAATCTGGCTAATTCAAAATCTTTTGGTTTTCCAACTACTTTTTCAATAATACCCTCCTGTATTTCATCAATACTATCATCCCTACCATAGAAATCCCATTTAATCTCCACGGGTATATTAATATACTTATCAGTACTTGTTTTTACTATCTTAAACTTATTCACACTCATCTGTAGTAGGTAAAGCAACCGTATTTATTGTTGATAAAGGTGTTGACGCACCTTCAGGGATTACTCTAAATATTGTATTGGTGAAAGGATAATGAACCCCATTTAAAAACGGATAATCAACTCCAACACCATCGGTATCTATGAACCCATATGTATATATATCTCTCCAAATGAAAGTTCCATTTGTTTTTGAAAAAACAGCGTAATCAGGTATTTCACTTACCGTTGCGGGGTCTCCGTCCTCAATATATGATGAAAAATCCCTTATTTTAATTGGATTATGTGGTTTATAGTAATACCCTAACGGGTTTGTTGCCGGCGCTTGAGCGGTTATGTTAATATCAAAATGTTCATCATTATATATTATTTTATGATAAGCATCTGAGATAACTCTCTCCGTATATTCATAATCATTCCACTCACAAAAATCACCATCAAGAGTATCTCCATTATTTAATGGTTTGTTATAATAAAAAATAATAGTGGTTGACCCCGATGGTTTTGTGTATGATATTGTTGGTATGGACGTATATGCGTTTGGTGTTAAGTTTTGTGGATCATTGTCCCACCAATCAGATGGTTGTCCGTTATTTAATGGTATATTAAAATCAAAACCCTCCTTCAAGGCAATATATGGATTCACAGGTGGATAGGTGGGTCTTGATGTCCATCCAAATCTACCAATCCACTGAAAAGTAAAGAATAATTGAGTTAGTGGTCTACTTTGATTATCTACAAGATTATCTATTGATATGTCTTTTGAAAAAGATAATGTGTATGATTGACTACCTTCTTTTACCGAAATTCTCGATATATTATTTGGTGTTAATGCCGATGGTTCATATTGTTTAACTACCTTGAATGGATTTAATTCAAATCCAGCATTTACCAACACCGCATCTTCAGGATTCGTTATTATTTTATGTTTTCTAACATAATATTCGGACATCGTATCTTGGTAGTTATTCTCGTCAATAACTCTTTTAAAAGTTCCCGTAGTTCCCGGATTAAAAGTACTACCAGTGTAACCTAAATTTGAAATACTAAATACGTATTCTTCGGATCCATAATTACCGTCACCTAAATCATATACTTGGAATAATCTTTGTCCATTATAATCAATAGATAAATAAGCAAATTCACCAACACTTAATCCATGTCTACAAACAGATCTAAAGGTTATTAAACTTTGACCATTTGATGTTGTATCACCTATAGTAAATGGTATTCCGTCAAATGCCGTCCAATTTAGAGTTGTATTGGTTGTTGGATCGACCGCTTTTAAAGTTTTATTTATATTATCATAAGGGTAACTAATAAAAAAATTCCAATTATAAGATGATGCATTTGTACCAACGAAATCAATATGATTAGTTGTGCCAGGTTTTGTGTACCCGGCGACATTATTGTCAGTCCTCATTAAATCAAATTCATTATACAATGGATATCCTGACCAATAAACATCATTATTACCATCACCACAAAATTGTCTAGATGAGGTTAACGCATTCACATAATATAAATTTTCAGTAAATGGCACATAATTAGTGTGACCATAATAAGTGTTTTTAAATAAATAAGTTATTTTGGTGACTGGTCTAAATGTGGTTGACGCCTGTCTTTCATTTTCATAAACCTGAGCCAAATCAATTGTATTACTCCTATCAAACTCCACAGATTCTTTAGATGTCTGTGATAATCCAATATCAACCATATTATCAACAATTGGTGATGATTTGTACCTTAAAGTACTAAGGACTATTTTTGTATTATTCTCGTTTCCCATTATTAAGCAAATCCGTCTGTATCAATCCATTTAGCGGTAAATCTATCAAAAGCCGACGCTCCTTTAGTTAATCCAAAATAAAAATAGAACGGGGCTCCAAGTAAATACGATCCAGGTATCCCTGTAGTTGGTTTATAGTCAAATTCACCCGTCGCATCGTTAATTGGGTTACTTATTGTTGAGTAATCATCAACATTATAAATCCACCCTTTATGATATTTTATTTGATTTATGTTAGGATCTGGTTGAAAGTTTTTTGATGCTGAGTATAACCTATCTATTTTTTGATATCCATATGAAAAAATTTCATTTGACCAATTATTTTTTTGATTTCCGAAAATATTACTTACAGATTCATTACCTTCAATTTTCCAAAGATAAAATGGTACGACTTGTGTTTTTAATGGTATGTAACTGAAAGCACAAGCGTTATCAGCACCAATTCTACCATCTGGGTTATAAATTGTTCTATTTGGTGAAATATAATCTCTAGCCTGAGAATCTCCGGTATAAAAAATTCCAAATACAATATCACTAGTTTTATTAAAAAATGTAGGTAGGAATAAAGATGAGTTAAAAGTCGTACCTGTTGGTTCCGGATAGCTTTCGGGTTCGTAAGCCGCAATTCCGAATTGTGAGTTTGTCGCAATCATTTGAGCAAAATCACCATCAACAAATTTTCTTTTCCTACTATCAAAGAAATTTAAAACACTAGATGATCTAGATTTAAAAAAGGTAGTAAATGAAGTGTTTGCTAATCTTGATAATACAAATATATTTAATAAATCTGAAGTATCTCCGAATGTAGTTGATTCTAATTTATTCATAATATATCCATCCCAATTTCCACTTTGAGATAAGAATTTTTGTAGTTCGTCTCTTGGACCTAAATCCATAATTGTCGTGGGGTACATATGGTTTTTTTTATTACCTCCAACATCTTCATCCCCGTCCCTACCTATAAATCTATTACTACTGTCATTATACGGGGCACTTCTGTAATAAAAATTAAATGTGTCTGGATGTAAAAAAATATTAGTAGTACAAACCTTATTATATGGTTGACTAGGTGGATTTGCGTTAGGTCCTGTAAAATATCTTGTATTTCTAAAAGGAAAAGCGTATAAGGTACCATTAATCCAACTATTAAAGAACCCATGAGCAAAAACTTCCCTACAAGCACCAAAATTAATATTCATTCTTGAATACCATTCATTAACTAATTCTCTATCGTTTTTAACATTATTAGTCTCGTTATAAGGTGGTCTAACCAATGAATAACAAGAACCTTCAATAAAATACCTCTCTCCCTGATAATATTGACAAGCACTAGGTTGTTGAACATATATACTATCGGGTGGGTCTGATTGATAACACTCAATAGGTACTAAAGAATTACAGGTAAATGTATCTAATAAAGCAGCAATTTTATTAGGTATTTCAGGTTCAGCCGGATTATATGCTATGATTTCAGGTTCGTTTACAAGAAAAGTTGGTGATGGATTAGAGCCTGCCGAAACAACACCATCGTCAGATACTTCCGCAATATAAAATTGACCATTTGCCATCATTGTCATACTATTATTACCGAATACTTGAAATCTGTCTGACGTTGGCATTCTATCACTCCTCATTACAATCCTTTCACTATTACTCATTAAGAAACAATCATAATCTTGTGTCGGTTCTACATATTTTCTAGAATAATATGCGGAATATCTCCTATAATATAACTGAACGACATCTAAACTACCGGTCCAATTTAAATTAGCCCCTCCTGTAAGAATCATGGATCCACCTTCTATACTCTCACCAGGTACGTACCCAGATTGAAATTGTTCACCAACAGAGTAATTTGTTAGTACATCATAATTATATTTTCTAGTGTAGAAATTAGCAACTCCAACCCTTAATCCACCCCCAAATGATGCTGGTGCTATGGTGGTATAATTACTCATACTAGAGTAGTTAACAGGAGGGGTTATATCTGTATTTCCAATATTATCCGCCTCAGATAATGAAGAGTATTTATAGACACTTCTGGTTCTAAATTGTGTCCATTGGGTTGGTGATGGTTTAAAGTGAAATGATTTAAAGAAAGTTCTTCCGCTCGAGTAAACGTCAATACCTGAATTAGTATTTCCAAGTCCGTCATGTTTAACACATCTATGTGCTTTATTTCTTGCCGAAGTATTGCCAGGAATAGTTGGTGCGTCACCAAAATCCAGTCCATCATTTGGTTGTAAAGGTATGTTTAGTTTATAGTTACCTGAAACACTAAATCTCCAGTGGTCATAATTTGAAAATAACCTACCTAATCCATATGTAACGGGTTGTCTTGTTGAATGTGGGTCAACACCTCTAACTAATATTGTAAAATATGTACTTTCTTTTTGATTATAATTCATCCAAGGATTACCATAAGACCATCCAAAACCAGGAGTTCCTCCTTGTGAGAGATTATAAAAATTAATTGCTGACCAACGATCAATAACTCTATAACTAAAAGAGCACCATCGCATTTGATTAAATGAATCCATAGGTACCGACATACCAATTTCATTTAAAGTCATTGCAGTTATAACTTGAAAATACTCTATATCGGTTGGGTATCTTAAATAGTTGTCATTATCCTCATTAGTTTGATTTAACCTGTATGCGGTTATTAACCTTTCCCCCGTATATGGATTAGTATGACTAACATTAATTGTTGTCGCGGAATTTACATTGATAGGAGTTCCTGTAATTGATGACGCTCCATAAAAATTTGGAGTACTACCACTTAAATTAGGGTCATTAAATGAATACGGGTTATTAAATGTTAGTATAGTCCCTGCATCATATTTTTCCTCAATTGCTAAAATCAAAACATTATCGTAGTGAAATCCATTACTAGTAGAATTTAAATCTAGGTAGTTATTGGGTTGCTGATCCCAATTTAGATTTACCCCATTTAATTCAGTGTTAAAACACACCTTAATTTGTGATGTTCCCCCACCTAACATAGACCCGTAGGTTGGGGAAACATTTAACGGTGAGTTATTAGCAACTTCACCAAAAACGGCATTTCCAAAAAATTTACCTTTAAAGTTCATTAGATTTACTCGTTCGTGTAAAGGTAAATCTAAAGTGTAAATACCAACATAATCAGGCGCCGCAGTCCCATCACCATCATAATCATATCTAAATAATGATATTTGGGGGGTTCTATATCTCATCCATTCATTAGCAGGATCTGTGCCTTGGTATCCCGCAAATATTTGTTGGAACACTGGTGTAAAATCATTATAATCGTCTCCGTTTGGCCAATCATAACTATTAGGGTCAATAAAATCGGCTAATATACTATTATTTACAAATTGAGCTTGTTTTGTTAGTGTACCACTTGGAGACGTAACTGTTGTTGTTTGTGATTTACAAGAACAAATCTCGCAGTCCGGATATGAATATAATGGTAAATTTATTCTTGAAAACCCTTCAAGTAATTTCCTTATTTTACCTATTGGTCCGTTTAGACTAAAAAAACTTTGACCGTCATGAATTTTTTGTAGTAAATCTATTATATCAGTTAATAACTTACATATTACGTGAAATATCTTAACAACTATTTTAATAATAACAGTAATAAACCCCAATAAAATGGTAAAAGCGATGAATAGTAAATCTGGCTTAAATTGAGCGTCATTTGTAGGTAATTTATTACTAACACTATCACACTCCTCATCGGTTATATTTTTAATACCTAAATATCTTCTATTTAATGTACCTTTTGTATATCTTGTTATAAGTTGTGAGATAGTATATACTTTATTATAAGTCATTTCATAGAACATATCCTTACAATCAATAGCATCCTGAATCATTATTTCACCTTCAGTGTTTCCAGTGACCCCGTAATCCGCCCAATCTTTACTAAAGGCATAAGACGCTTTGAGTAATTGATAATTAATATTAGGTCCTGATGTGAATACACTAATAGGATCAGTGCTTGAGTTCGTCCACCCATGTTCTTTAACATTAGGTACTAAGAATGTACCTCTTTTAACGGGAGCGCTCAAATCAGGTGTTTGAGTCCACCTTATTTTAAATCTATATTTGGCTTTGGTTGGTACTCCTTTCCTTTCGTCGTTTGAAAATATTTGCTCCCCAAATTCATTGGTTATTATATAATCCATGTTCATTGGAGTGTCTAATAACCACGTACCGTCATAATCAATAACGTTCCCATTATTCTCCAATTCGTATTCCTCTAATACGGGTCTACCATTTATGTCTTGTTTTATTGTTTGTCTAACCGCTAATATTTGACCAGGTCCTGAGATTAGAGAACACATTTGTCCTGACTTTAACTTAGGTTTACAGTTCCTTTTAAGAGCTCCCTTATCAATATCCGAGAATATTGACCCCATAAAAATAGCGGTTGGTTTAATAGTTACATTAGCCTCGGCAGTTAAATCAAAATCGGTTCTTGTAATTGATGGTTGACAAATTTCAGGTTCTCCCCACAATGGTAATACCTCAACGGTCTTATTTAAGAATATAATTTGTGGTAGTGTTGTTAGGTTCTCTGATGTTTGGAATTTAGTTCCGTTAACTTGACTATCAGTTGCTAACCCTATTCGTATTAAATCTTGTGGTGATTGTGAAAATGGACCCATATCAGATAAGTCCAAATTCATTAAAATTGTATAACTACCAACAGGAACTCCGAACATCATAAAGTCACCACTATCATTGGTTGTTACCGTAAACTTATAATACTTGTCGTATAACTCAATGGCCGTAGGATTTGTTAATACATCCTCTAAGTCAGGAAATGAACCTGTTGCTGAATGACCAGGAAATGATGGTTTGTATGGTAATAAATTATACCTATAACCATCCTCATTAATGTCACTTATTGTTTTATAGGGGTATATTTCACTAATAGAAGGATTTAACTCATCAGCTGCGGTTATTGGTATAAATAACGATAATTTAGCATTAGGAATTCCATATCCATCATTAACTGACACTCTACCCGCAATTACTCCATAGTCAGAACATTGTCTTATGTATATCTCACTTTGTGATAATTTTAAGGATAATATTTCCAAAAAATCAAAATCTTGATCTAAATTTACAACTACCGATTTGTCGATTCCGACCTGCGTTCTTACCCTATATGATTTTGACATTTAATACTTTTTGAATAAATAGTTTATATTCTACTTTCAAAAAATAATTGATTTAATAAAAAAATAAATTATCAACTGAAATTAACCGTTTTTAGGTTTTTAACCCTAACTCTAATATCTCTACCGGGATATCTAACTTGATATATCTGTGTCGGTTCAGCGAATATCGTTTCGTCAATTAATTCTATCTGTCTTGTTGTTGAATCCAAATATCTTTGTGATGTTTGTGATGATGAATACTGACCACCTACTTCATTTATAACATCTATCGCCGCCACACTAATAACACCGTTTAAAGTTTGTACTTGTCTTCTTATTTCAGATATATAAACATTCTCACCCATCTCTCTAACTGACGGTGAGAAGTATTTGGTTACAATATCAATTATTTGTGAAATAACCACACCTTGATTTTGACTTGAATCCAATACAACTGATATGTCCATACTCAAGTCTACAACTTGAGCACTTTCTACTGATATATAGTCATTAATCATTCGGTAGTTTGAAAGATAACTAGCGATGTTTGTTTTGAGTGTGTTTGAAATAACATTACTTAAACCCCCACTTGAGTCGTATGATAATATCTGAATTTTAATTTTATTCTCTTGTTCGGTTACCGCCACTTTGGCAGGTGCTCCGAATTGTGATGGCATTTTTCTAATTAAAGATTCGTAGTCATTAATTGTAACCGCTCTGTTTTGTGCTGCGAAATTGTATGTTACATAATTTCTAACTTCTTCAACCGTTGGTACATTCGCCCCACCAATCGCCGCAGTCGTATTATTACATCTCAATGAATTGATTACTGTTGTGTTTTGTGTTTGTGATGGTCCATTAACGAAGAATGAGACC